AGATTCATTGAATCCTGATGGTGGACCTTGTCTGTCTTGTATTTTATCCGCGATATCTTTAAAGTGTTTAAAAAATAAAGTAGCTAAAGTTGCAAAGGTAACAATCCCACCAACAGCAGCAATTTTGTCTGACTTTTTTGTTCTTCTTACTTCTCTTCTGATTTTTCTTCCCGTTCTTCTAAACCATTGAATTAATTTTTTTAACCATTTTGGTTTTCTTCTTGATAATTCCATAATGTAGTTTTCAGCGTCTTCTTCTGTCATATCTGCAAATAAATTATCTACACATCTTTCCATTGCCATATCATCGTTTTCGTCACAATTTTCTATGGCGACTTCAGCTTGCATATTTGTATTTTCGTTAACAATTCTTCTAACAAGCCTTGTTAAATCTGATTCTGTTAGTCTTACTACTCTTTTCATATTAAAATGTCTTTTATAAATTATTTAATAATAAATATGTTGCTGAATCAAAAAAAAATAATTTACCAAATTTTTTGTTCTTTCATATAACCAAGAACACAAGTGTAAGAATCCGCCATATCATAACACTCTTTTTTCAACGTATTATTTCTTGTAAATTGCCAAGTTATTTGTGGTTCTTTGTCTGAAACTTTTTTCCAAATAATTTCTTTTTTATCTGCATCTTTTGGTAATCCACCAAACAATACAAATTTATCTTTGTCGTTTTTTTGTATTAAATCAGGCCAAGCATATTTTCTTGAATTGTATGTTGAAATGTAGTTTGGAACAATACCCAAAACATCATAAATTGATTTTGTAATCATTGAATTATATCTTAAAAGAGTGCCAACTGTCCATACATTGTTTGAATTCAATAATGGTTCCTCAATTACAACTTTAGTAATGCCAAGGTTTCTGTAATTTTGAAGTTTTTCTTCAAATGAAACGACCTTCAATAATAACTCTTGGATTTTATCTTCAGGTTTAGGTTTTATTACTGGTGAAAAATGTGTTAATTCTAATAACTCTTTAGATTGGATGTCAAATAAAGACCACCCGATTGTTTTTGTTGATATGTCTAATCCAAGAACTTTTGGTGAGTTCTTCAAATCTGATTTTGCCCCCATATAAAATTAAAAATCGTACTTAATAGGATACTGTTGGACACCTTGTCTTTTTTCAGGTGATTGTATCTTAGAAATAACCATAAGTTCTTTGTCTGCATTGTAAAGTGCAACTTCAGTAACATAAGGTGGTGTCGTACCATCCCAAGTTGGATTTGAAGAATCAAAGAATTGTGTTTGACCTAAATTACATAAGAAGTTCATAACATATATTGTTGCTTGAATATCTGTTTCAATTGTACCAAAAAAGAAGAATTCACCACCAAAGTTTAATGTAACCCCCGTTTGATTTAATACAGGTAAGGTTATATAATCATTAAGGTCATATATTGGTGCTGTGTCATACATATTTTTTGTCAACTGTAAAGTTGTCCCAGTTAAACCTGTTACTGTTAGATAACCACCAACGGTTGTTGCTGATAACTGCGATGTGACATCAATTTCTCTCCATTGCGTAACATCAGGTCTTGTTGTTGCTGTTGTAACTTTTTGAGCTAATAACTTTATATTATTTGCCGTAAATCCTGAAGGTAACCCTGCACTCGGTACTTTAAGAAATGGGAACTCATTACCAAACCTAACAAGGATGTCAGAAGCTCCTGGTAATAAACTTTGGTCGTTTCCTGTGATTGTTTGGTAGTAATTACAATGAAGTGAATTTGTAAATGCTGAGTTATTAAATCTATATGTTAAAAACAAAGTTTCAGTATTTCCTGTTAACAATCCTTGAGTTCCACCTAAAACACCACTAAACGTATTTGGTGTTACTAAACCTAATTTAGGTGCCGGTAAAGTCCAACTTCTATTTGATTTGTAATTTAATGCTGCAACTATTTCATCATCATCAAAAACAATAATTTTTAAATCAGGAAAAACCTTACCAACTCTATTTGGGATACCATTTGAATTTGCGTGAGTGTCCCAAAGATGATAATATCTTAAACCAGGTGAGTTAAAGTTTATACTTTTTCTTGATTCAATATAATGTGGTGTAAATAAATTTAAACTAGTAAAACCTGATGGGTCTGTGTAAAATACTTCACCTGTTGTACCACTTGGATTTTTATGCCACATTAACCACGGAATTGAAAGTTTGAAGTTTCTTGCTTGACCTGTATTCCCCGGATTGTTTGCATCGTAATCTTGCATTGCAAACTTTTCACCATAATAATTGTCTATTGCTTGATTTGTATAATGTACAATTGCAATCGCCTTTTGTTCTGAAGGTTTTACAGTTATTTTTTCAGAAAATGAATTATAAAAATAAACTGAGTCAGTATCTGTTTGACCGCTATCGGAGTAATAACCCAAATATTCTTTAGACCCTGTATATCCTGTTGATGCGAATTGATTAAAATCTTGGTTAACCGTGTTAAATATACCAGCCGGTGATTCTGTCCACGGAATGTTCATATTCCAAACTTTAACATCATTTTGTGAAACATCACAATTAGTTTCAAAATTAAATACATTTGGATTCCAATATGGCTCAGGAGTAAAAGAATCATAAATAACAGTCATACCTGATGGGTAAAAAACAACTCTTGAATTACCACTATATCCCATACCACTAAAGTTTGGTAGTTGTCTATCAACTTGTATATTAACGGTTGTTGCCGTAGATGTATTACCAGTAACACCAACTACAACATAACTGAATATTGGTGCTGCCCCTGTAAATGGTTGTATGTTATTTGTACCATATAAAAATAAAAACATCCCATTTGTTACTGTACCTGATACTGTTGGGTCAAGACTTGAATAGGTTAGTGTTAAAACATTTCCTGAAGTTACTGCCGAATTTGAAACTATAAAATTTGGATTAATTGTATAAGCCGTTGAAGTGTATGCGCTAAAAACAACCGGTGAGCCAGTTGACCCTGTAAAAAATCCACGAGGTGCTGCACTATTAAAAACATTATCTATGTAAGACGCATCAAATGGAACACCTAAAGTACTTCCTGATGTTGAGTCCACAAATAACGGGTATTTAACTTGCATTCTATTTTTTTCAGGAATTGGAGCTAAATTTTGTGCGTTGTATTGAGGCATTAAAACATTAAGTTGTACATAATCTGTATTACTTGTACAGTTATAACAAACTTCACTATCTCCTACCTCAAAATAAGAAATATCAAATTTACCTTGCGATATTTTTTTTCTTGCCGCGTCAGTGATTATGGTGTTAATTAACGCTGAGGTATTTTTGATTATATATGACATATTTTATAAATATATTTTTTTATAAATTTATTTTAAGAAAAACCTATTTTTTGTAAAGGCATAGTTTTAGGTGAACCGTTAACACTTATACCACTACAGGTTGATGGTGTTATAGTAACATTTGTAATTGAAACTGAATCCAATATATACCCTTCTAATTGACACCCTCTAAATTCTATAGTTGGTGTGTTAATAAATTGGGTAATTGTTCCGTTTATAAGTCCACCTGAAGATATTGTCGCAGTATAAGTATTTGTGTAAGAACTAAAGTTTATAAACGATGAAGTACAAGAAGGTCTACTTAATCCTGTTGTTGTAACACTTGAATTAACAGGCGAACTAAGTGTTGCACTACCAACAGTTGTTGCAGTTATTGAATTTGTAATTACAGGAACGTTTGATGCGAATGTTTTACCTGTAAATCCAACGGCAGTATTAATTGTGAAGTTTACAGTTTTACCAGCAGGTAATGTAGGACTTACATTAATTTGATAGTACCAAGTTTTTGTTACGGTAGTTCCGACATTTACTTCATTGGCTAACGGTGTCAAACTTAAATTTAAAACGTAGTTAGTATATGAGTTTTGTGGTGTTAGTGTAACTGATTGTGTTGTAACAGTATTATTAGTATCTTTAATATACACTGTATAATTTCCTGCAGCTAAACCTAAAAAGACATTTGATGCTTGGTAATTAACCCCATTTATTGAATAAGTGTAAGAAGGGACCCCACCATATCCTGTCACATTTAACACACCATTACTTGTATTTGAACAAGTTGGTTGGGTTGTTACAACAGATAATGTAAGTGGTGGTGTTGTACAAACACCTGTAGTTACAACAACAGTACCTTGAGCAACCCCTAACAATGACCAATTACCTGTTGGTGGTGTTGTTGGTTGAAGTAGTGCGGGTACACCAGGATTAGTCCATCCACTTATTTCCCATCTTGTATTTCCTGTATTGTAGTACATTGTTGTTGTTGAACTTGTCCAAGATGGGTATCCATTAATTGTTGAACCGCTCGTATATGTGGTTAGATATGTGTTGTTTAATGAAGGTGTATATTCAAAACATAAATTTTGTGGATAAACCGGTGTAGGTACTGGTGGTGGTAAACAATCTAAACAAGTATTAAATGGTCCTGTGGAAACCACAGCAAAATTATTTACATAGGATTGTCCTGTGTAAAGTGTTTGACCACTATGTGTCCAACAACCCGTTTGTGTTGTTAAACTATAAACTTTACCGTCAACAAACGTTGATGGTAAGTCCGCAACATAATAAACAAAATTTCCTGAGTTTTGGCAATCTTCAAATTGTTCTAAATAAAAACTATCATAGTCAACACTACAAGTTGTTCTTCCTGTAAAATCACCATAATAATCAATGACCGTTGCAGTATAATCACCAGGTAGTAAGTTTGTTATCAAAGACCCTTGAGCCCCGTTACTCCAAGAAATATTATAAGGTGGTGTACCTCCTGTAACATAAAGAGTTATAAGACCATTTGTAGAATCAGGTGTTGACGCATTGATGCTGTCACAATCTAACCCTAACGGTAGGAGTGTTATTATATTACAACTATTTCCACTTAAAAGTCCCATATTACCAAGTTGTTCCGCTTATTCTTTTCCAACCTGTGTTGTCTTTATAGTAAAAATAACTATTGTCCCATCGTAAAGAACCGGGTTCTCCTAATGTGTCTAAACTACTTGTTGGTGTACCTGAATAAGCCAAAACAATGTTTGGAACATATACTGTATTTGATAATGTTGCAGTAATACCAGTCCCTCCTAAAATAACTGAACGAAATGTACTTACCGTATTTCCTGAACCACCAATAATTGCAGAATCATAAACTGGAGCTGAAGGTCCGGAGCCTGTGATGGTATTATACTTTCCTCCTAAAATTGTTGAGTTATCCGTATCACCACTCTGAATTAAATTAGAAATACCACCCAATATTGCACCTTGAGAATTATTAATTGTAGATTGGTTACTAAAAATAAAAGAGTATTCCCCGTTATTTATGTTGTTAAATCCCCCCGCAAAGGCATAATCTGAGTTAATTTCATTTGATAACCCAATAATAAATGAAATATCCCCTTCAACCACATTAGAGTCCCCAAAAGAAACTGAACTTGTTCCGTAAACACTATTGTTACTTCCAAAAGCGGACGATGAACTACCAAAAGCTTTATTAGTTTTGTTTGCGGTAAATGAGTTTAAACCTAAAGATGAATTTCCTTGACCTGAAGCAAATGAATTTGTACCAATTGCGTTAGCCGCGAACCCTTTAACTGACGCACTTCTACCTCCCGCAGTTTGGTTTCCACCCCACAAATCAGGAGTACTTGTATCTCCAATATATGAACTAGTACTCGCAGATATACTAGTATCATATAAATAAACTAAAGTTTGACCCGCACTAAAAGTACTTCCTGATACTTTTTTAAACTCATCCGCTAGTGAACCACCAAAAGGTGTGTTATGTATCCATATGAAAGCATCTGCTGTAAAATTTGCACTTACATTACCATAGGTACTACTTAAATATAAAATACCTGAAGTTAAACCTGTTGCTAAGTACGCTGTGTTTGTACCTGCTCTTGTGTTACTACCTTCACTATGGGAATAATCACCAAAAGTTTTAGTGTTTAACCCTTCAGCGTGGGATGTTGAGCCAGAAGCAATTGTGCCAACTCCTTCAGCATGACTGTAATTGTTTAAAGCTTGTACATTGTCTCCAAAAGCAAAAGATAAAGTCCCTTGAGCATCAGAACCAACAGACTGTACTCTATTATGTACTGTTATTTCGTTTGAACAAGCGTGAATATTATTTGTATAAAAACTTGTAATACAATTTCCCGAACCACCTGTAAATGGTGTTGTAAGACCTGAAACTGTAAAGGTTCCGCCTGTACTATTTGTAAACGTAATTGTTCCTCCTGATGAGTTAGCAGTTCCCCCTGTAACTCTAATATCCGGTGAACCTCCAAACAAAGGTACCAACTGACTTAGTGATGCTTTATATGATGAACCACTCGCACTTTGTGATGTATCACCTGTTATTACAATATGAATAAGGTCATTAAGTGATGCCCCTGTGGCGAATGTCCTTGATGTTAAAGTTGCCATTTTTTATTTTATATATATCATAGTTTATTGAAAGTCATATGGTATTCCGTCTTGGAATTCAAAACATATTAAATTTTCAAATTGTTTATATGTGCAAAAACTATCTGAACAAAATTCACATTTATTTGCACCTATTATTTTAATAACATAATTGTTCATTACTTCAAAGGAAACAGGTAAGGTAAATGAATATGGTACGGTAGTAATTGTTGCAATATATTGACAAGTACCATATATACCACATTCATCGCAAACCCACACGTCGTATGGACTTGTTCCTGATATAATTGTGTTAAGTGTTACTATTGTTGCCATTTTTAACAAACTCCATTAACTGTGCAGAACTCAGTGATTACACCACTATTGTCAACACTATAAATTTTATTTCCGTATCTTATATAATCAATTGTCAAAGGATATAATAATGATGAATTACTATATACCGTAACACCTGTTTGTATTTGATTAATTGAAGGATGAGTATAGAATATTGTTTGAACTCCAAAGTTTGTTAACTGACATCCTGGACAATTAACTGAATATGCACCTTTACCTATCCAAGTATTGAATGTACCAACAAGTGGTTCAACTTGTAAACATTCTGTACAGTCAACATATGTCGTTGCTGTTGTCGCCGTAAATCTATCTTCATTTACCACAATATAACCTGAAGGTGGAACATAATTTATAAAGTATCCTACATAACTATAACAATTTCCGGAATAATCCCTGATTACTTCTCCTGGGTCTAGATTTGTTGGCGGATACGCAGTTTGTGTAATCATAGATGTTGTTGTACAAGATGTGAACACAAAGTAAGTACCAGGTGCATATGTTGGTGTAGGTGTCGGCGTAGGTGTCGGAGTTGGTGTCGGTGTCGGAGTTGGTGTCGGTGTAGGTGTTGGCGCTGGACAAACAGTACATCCTGTGTATGCTGAAACAACAAGTTTAACTGTCGCGTTTGGACTAGCGGTTGTATCTTGTATGTAAGTTGCACATTTTAATTGGTCGTTAATAACTCCTAAGAACGTCTGACCTGTTGTTATTGGTGTTCCTGATATATCTAAAGAACCTGAAACATAATAAGTGACGTTTTCATTACAATCTCTTAACTCTTTAACTCTAAAACATACAAAGTTTCCATCATCAATTGTAAATGTTACAGTTTCACCCGTTAAATTAATTGTCGGTGTGGGTGTTGGGGTTGGTGTAGGAGTTGGGGTTGGTGTTGGAGTTGTTCCACTAACTGTAATATTAACAGTAAACCCTGAACATATATTGGGTGTTGGTGATGGTGTTGGAGTAGGTGTTGGTGTAGGGGTCGGGGTTGGTGTCGGGGTTGGAGTTGGTGAAGTACATAACACATCAACTTCAAAATCAAATATATCACAAACAGGTGTTGGTGTTGGTGTTGGGGTAACACAAGAACCTGCGTAAAATAAATCTGTGTATAAATTTGGACAAGGTGATAATGTTGGGTCTTGACCAAAGAAATAACAACCTGTTCCAGGAGCTGTACCTAAACACCATTTTGTAGGTCCTTTATAAATGTATCCCGGTTGAGTTCCTCCTGTGAAAAACGGTAAAGTATTATAACTTCCCGCCACAACATAACTACCACTATATGCTGAAAAATTTACATCGTTAATTTGAACACAATACACATTTGAACAACATTCTCCCGTTGCACAAAATGATGATGAGCAACCTGATAGTTGTTGGGTGTATATTCCGTTAGGTACAATACTTGTTGCAGTGAATCCTGAAGTAAATGCTGATACTATTGTATAACATCCAGAAACAACAACACTATCATAAGTGATACTAAAAACTGTTGTAACAGCCGATGTTGCACCGGTCCAATTTGATTGGTCCGTATAATATTGTAATCCGGGATAACAACAACTTTGTAAGAGTATATTCGCCATTAAAAAATTAACTTTATAATATAAATAATCAAAAGTTTGATTTATTGAATATTTTATTTAGAATAACTTGAAATAATCCCTCCAATCTGATTGTATTAAATTATAATTAGTTGGATTATCTAAATAACATAAATCATAATACTTCTCTTCGCTACCAACATATCCTTCTTGGTAGTAATAATACAATTTTTTTTCAAACTCTAATTTGAATCTTAAAATAGACTCAAGTGATGGGACAAAAAAACAACCTCCTTGTATGTTTCTATATTGGTGTAATAAGTGTTCTTCGGGTTTTGGTAATTCTAACCGTTCTTTTAATGTAAAAAAAGTTATTTTATTAGAATATTCATTTATAATTTTTTCAGGTTTTGGAAAAACAATCTCGTTATACTTTTTGTCTCTTGAAATACCAGCATCTAACCAAACATAAAAATCACCACCTAAATATGAATTATTAAACGACTCTTCTATAAATGAAATTTTATTATAAATTACAATATTATATTTTGGTTTTGTCATTTCTGGAACCTGCCAGTGAATCTTACTTTTAAATTCATCACTTTCCATTAATTTTTTTATAGGTTCGTAGTAGGTTTTGTAAAAGTCCAATTCTTCAAACTTTTTTAAAACTAAAAGTGTGTTTTCAAGATTTTTATCATATTTTTTTCTGATTTCTATAATTTGACTTGAGAACTTTTCTTCAGTGTAGATAACAATTTTTGAATTGAGTGATAATAAATTTTTCATCCATTCAATATATGTGTGGTAAGATTGTTCGTAATTATCCCACTTATCTCTTTCTATATCAAATAGTGCTGTTACAATAACAGGATTAACCATTACACTTCACCTGTTACTTGTTTTATCCAACCATTTTCTTTATGGTGTGTCCATATAGACCAACTTTTTATATTTTGGTTTGTTAAAAAACTTCTTTTTATTACTATATAATCACTTTTTAAGTCATAAATTTCTTTAATTTCTTTTTCAACCGCATCTTCTCTAAAAATTTCAGAACCTAAATCATCTAAAAACGAAATAGCCCAAAAATCATAATCATCTTGTATTATTTCTATTTTTGGAATAATGATTGAATATTCAAACTTTGTTGTTGGGGTCACATACCAATTTGTATTATCATTTATTGGGGGTATGTCTCCTTTTAATGTTTTTGGGTGCGCTCTTCTATGTTTAAAATTAATACCTGCATATAATTCATAATCACTTAAAGTTCTAACATTTCCAAAACCATACTCACCGTCGTGACCTTCTTGTTGGTGACCATCCATACCAAAAAGTTGTCTATTTAAAAGAAGTGCCTTTTCATTTAATACCCACCATTCTGTATCATCGTCCCATTGTTTTGTTCTGTTACTTCTTGTGTATTCATGCCAAATTATGACTTTGTTTGGGTGAAATAAATCATACCCGTGTGTAAATGCTCTAACAGTTATTGAAATTTCTTCTCCGTGAAAATAAAAATCAGGATTGTGTTTTACCTCTTCAGTAAATTTTCCAAGAGTAAAACAAAAATGTGCGGAGTAAAAACTTGCAGGTACCGGGTCCGTTAATTTTTCTTTATCATCAATAGGTGAAGGTAAAAAGAACACAACACCTTCGGGTGTAAATTTATCAAATTTCATAAACCACGGTTTATTTTCTCTACCTATTGGGTCTGTAGATGGGTTGTATGACGGTGCATAAGTTGTAATAAGTGGTTTGTTATGTCCTTTTTTTTGTAAATCTAAAACCATATTGATTAAAGTTTCATCCCAATCTTTTTCAAATCTCATATGGGAATCTATTTGCAACGTAAACTCTTCTTGATTATATAATTGTTGGACTATATTTCTTGCCCAACAGGCACCTTTAGATTCATTATAAAGTACATTAACTATCCTAAATCTAATATCTTCTCTATAGTTTTCTAATTTGCCAAATTCATCTTCAGGATGATATTGTCTACATATTGCGAATACAATATTTTCAGGATATTTGGCATTTTCTAAACAACTTTGTATTGTTGGTTCTAACTCTGGGTCCCGATATGACGCAATTTGAACAAATATTTTCATTTATTGTTTTTTATATCAAAATAAAATATTGTAGAAATAAGTAAATTAATATATTTTGTTAAGTACTAAAAACTCAGAATAAATAAAGTTTGATGCGTTTGTTGAACTAAATTGTGCCGTAATATCTAAAGTATTTGATGAAGTAGTGTCAAAAGTTGTATTATTTAATGTGCTAAAACTAGCACCTTGTAAACTTCCTGACGAGTTTGCTGTGTATGAATAGAAACCCGATGATTGAATTTGTGCGGTTGTTGTTGAACCAGTTGCTCGTATAGTAAATCCAATATCTAACATAAAATGTGAATTAGTTACAGAAGGCATAGTAATTGCCCCTGTGTTAGCTAATACCACAGAACCTGATTTTACTTTCAAAGTTAATGTGTCGTTATTATGGGCGCCTAAATCACCAAACATTTTTAAAGTAAAAGAATCACCAACTGAAAATCCATTAGCGGGAATTAGTAAAGTACCTTTACCACCACCTATCAATGATAGTTCTGATGTGGTTCCTGATATTGTGGCACTATTTCCTGATTGTGAAAATAAACCGTACACATATGGGTATGGGCTGACTGGTGAAGTACCTGAAGTTCCATTTGTTCCTGAAGAACCACTAGTACCACTACTACCTGAAGTTCCATTTGTTCCTGAAGAACCACTAGTACCACTACTACCTGAAGTTCCGGCAATTGATGCCGTTATCGCACTAAAAGGTACCGCCTCAGTTCTACCACTTGTAATTGGGTTGTAATTAACAATAACTAATAATGAATTGGCATATCCTGTGGTTGCTGCAGGTAAGGAGGATATTGGTAAATCTGGCATAGGTTTTTATAGATAAATATTTGTTATGTTATTTTGATTCTAAATCCATCTTCTTGTAATATATAAAAACCAACTTCTTGTAATAAATAACTTCCACAATCAATTTGAATTTCTCTTATACATCCGTCTGCAGTTATGACTTTAATATAAACAATGTCTTCATTTGGAAAAAAAACTGAAGAATCTATTACGACGTTTGGTGGGATAGAAGTAACCCCTGATACATAAAAACAAGACACATTCGTTGGGTCACATATATAAACATCGTATGGGCTAGTTCCACTTGTTACTCCTGTTATTTCTATTACCATAATTTAACAATTTACCTGATGAAATGTTTCACAACCATTATCGTCAATAGCTTTTATTACTAATGAACTCGCACCACTGTAATACGCACTTAAAACATAAACCCCTAATGACGTACCAAGTAGTGTACAGTTGTTACCATTTTGGTCACAAACATAATAATCAATTGGAGGTGTTCCTCCTGTTAAACCCGTTATGTCTATAGAATAAGGCATCTACGTGTTACAGGTTACATCATACTCTATTGTTAATTCCAATGTAAAATTGGCGTCAGAAAGTGGGTCATAATCGCCTTCACAATTTGATTCAATATGTATTGTATTATCAGTTAAACTTATTGTGTAAAGACTAATATCTGTTATACCACTTAACACACCCTCTATTGTTGATTGCCATAATGTGTCTTGTGGAACGTCGTTTAATGTTGTTGCAGTATAGAATGGTTGTGTAAAACCTGAACCATTTATATCTAACTCAAGTATGAATTCAGCAGTATTTAAACTACAACCCGTATATCCACTTGTTACATCAATATAACCTTCATTTAACATTTCTAAAAACCCTCTTTTTGCACCAACTGTTGTCGTAAACACATCGTTACATAATGAAACAACAGAATATGTTGTCACGTTATTTCCTGAACACGTAATTGTAAAATTGTGAGTTTGTGAACAACCGCTACTATCTATAACTTCAACTGAGTAAGTACCAGCAGTTAATCCTGAAATTGTGGAACCTGTTTGTCCTGATGGTACGTTATCAGACCAATCATAAGTAAATGTTGGTTCACCATCGTAAATTAAAACTTCAGCCGTACCATTTTGACCATTATAACATTGTGTTGTGGAAATTGCTGAAATTAAACTACCTCCTGTTGAAATGGTTATTGATTCTCTTATTTCACAACCTTCACCATCCACTATTGTTAATAGATAACTTCCAGCGGTTAAGTTATTAAATGTGTATGCAGTTGCAGATGTATCAATTACTGACTGACCATCACTTAAAATATAATCTAATGGTAAAGTATAACCTGTACTAACTTCAATATATAATACACCATCAGTTTGTGAACAAGTTGAGCCAGTTGTTAATGTTGTAGCACTAAACTTATCAGTTGAAGAAACTGTAAATGACGTTGTGTACTCACAATTAGTTCCTGTTGCTGATATTGTTAAGTCGTATGTGTCATTAGTTAATCCGGAAAATGAACTTGTTAAACTTTGTGTTGTATTTGTATAAACCTGTCCGTTAGTTTGTCCTGATAAACTGTAAGTATAAAAGTTGTTTGACCCTTGTAATGAAATTGAAACTGAACCAAGTTGTTGACTACAACTTGAATTTGTCACTTGTGTATCAACAACAAAAAATGAATTTGTTGCATTGATGAAGGCACTTATTATTTGTTTACAAAAATTACCATCTGTGATTTCTAAATTGTAATTGCCACTTGATAACCCTGAAAGTGTTAATGTATTACTTAATGTGTATCCAACTTGTGATGTGCTAGCAGAATAATAATATGGAACACTACCACCTGTTATTGTAAATGTTATACTTCCATCGGATGAAAAACAAGTTGGGTTTACAGAAGTTGCAATCCCAACACCTAACGGGTCCGCTTCACCTATTGTTTCACTTTTTGTGGTTACACATCCATTATCATCAGTAACAGTACAACTATATGTTCCAAGTGTAAGACCTGTTATTGTTTGTCCTGTTTCACCGTTACTCCAAAGATAACTATATGGTGGTGTTCCCGTTACACCAGTGACTGAAAGTTTACCTTGATTTATTACACAAGTTGATGTATTAACTTTCCAAAATCCAAAGTCTAATATAGAACTACCTGATATGATTGCATTGGCTGTAGTTGCAGTAGATAATCCATAGTCCACCACTTCAACAAAATATGTACCAGCGGATAAATTTGTAAAAGTGTATGGAAAAAGTGATGTTGTTTGTGATTGGACCGTCCCTCCACTTGTCTTTAACAAAAGACTATAAGGTGAAGATTGTGAGTCAGCACTTACTGTTAATGTACCATTATTAGAACCACAATCGGTTCCAGTAACTTCTATTATATCAGTATAGAAACATCCCGTTATAATAACATTAATAAATAACTCATTGTTTTCGTACCCCAATGAATCATTTAATCTAAAAACATATGTATCAGCAGTTAATCCTGTAAATGTTATTGGACTTGAAGATGTTTGGGCACTTATCCCTCCAGGGATTATATTATCAATAGTATATGGTGATATACCTCCGTATGGTGAAAATGTAACCGAACCTGTTGGGTCGGAACAAACACCCGTTAAAGAAAATGTTAAACCTAATGGTTGTTCGTCACAACTTTGCGTACAAGCCGACATTGTGTTATAAACACCATAAGTTGTTGCAGAATAGGTATCATCAAAACAAATGGTTTCACCTAAAGAAACACCAACAATAAAGTTTCCACAACAATCTGTGTACCTATATACACCATCCGTTAAACCTGAATAACAAGCCATTAATTACAATTTATACTAGCGTTTATACCTATATTTAAGTACAGTTTTTTGTTTGTGAAGTCATCATAACAAGTTGAGTTACTTATTATTAAAGTTTTACCCGCAAAATAGTAGTTCAATCCTTGGTTATACAACCCAACTAATTTGTCATCAATTGCTGTTGTAATTTGAGCAACCGTTGGAACGTCATAGAACCCATAACCCGTATAGAATTGTTCTTGAACTAATATTGTATTATCCAATCTACAATCAACAAACCATTCTGAAACTATACTTGTTAAATCACAATTTGCTTGTGTATATCCACTTTGTGCGACAACGGCACTTAATACTTGTGTTAAATATGTTTGAGGACTTTGGAAGTTTAAATCACAAGATAGTGTTTGGTCAATACAGTCATAACCAAATAACTGACCATCAAATGTACAAGGTACACATTCAACTTGTATAAACTGACAACCTCTTTGTCTTCTCCAAACAAACTTTTGTCTATGGAAAATTGAATTCTCCATTTTTTGACCTGTGAGCCAAAGAGTTGTGGCGGGAACCAATTGTTCCAATAATCTTTGCCAATAATCACCAATACCTAAAGTATAATCAATCATTTTTTGATATGTAAATTGATTAGAAGGTATACCTACGGTTTGTTGGGACTGAAGATATTTCCAATATATTGATTGGAGTGTTGGATATCCCCCTGTTTTACCATCAAAAATTGTTTGTCTATTACGAACATTAATCATATTCATAAAGAATGATTGTGCAAACTCAAAGAAAGTTTTTTGTTTTGGTTTTGGATTAACAAATGTCCAATCAATTGCTCCAGGATATGGGTAAGGTGATGTAAGACCTGAGTTTGGAATTGGGTAGTCGTATTTAACACACATATCCCAAACATCATAAACTAACCCTTGACCCATATTAATGTTTAGTTCAATATTTTTAGAGTTAATAATTTGCTTATCACTCGTTACTGTATAATCAACTCCATTAAAATTTGAGTCGTTTTTTCTATTACCAATATCATCAACTGACCAAGACTTTTGGTTGTCAAATATTTTTGTAATAGTATAACCTTCATTTAAATATGGAAACTTTGTAAATCGGTCTAAATATTCTTGACCGTAAGAAGGTGCCTGTAACTGTGTCACAACATCAGGAACATTTTGATTAAGTTGTGAATTTTCTAAATCAACAACTTGTGGTGCCCTGTGTTTAGGACTTGACTCAAACCATCCTGAACCTTTTTGAAAAAAGTAATCGTCTGACTGTTGAGGCGATTTAGGGTACCCGTCGTCAGATATTCCATAGTCATTAAAAGTTGTTGTTACCGTTTCAACTCTTGCATCAGTAGTAAAACCTGTGTAAGTGACACCATGCACTGAAAACGTATTTGTTGGGTCTAATGCTGGTTTTTCAACATATACCGTTCCTCCACTAATTTTAGCATAGTTTTCTTTAAATTGCTCAACATTAATTTTAGAATCCACTAAATAAACAACCTCGTTAAATTCTGTAATCGCTTCAGGTGCCCCAATAAGTCTCATTATGTATTCTAAAGAGTTTCTTGTACCTTTAGATTTGAACATATAAGCAGAATTTAAAATTACGTTTCTATAATATTGATAATTTAATTCAGATGGTGTTTGGTCTTGAGCCTGACCTGTATAAATTCGTTCGGGACTAGTACTAAATACCGCCTCTAATAATTGGTCATTATTGATTGGTGATATGTTTGTGTTTACCCCGAGTGTTTGCGCTAAATTAACCAAAAGTTGTGATGGTATGTCATTTCCAACTTGATAATTAACGGAGTTCATATTAGCCAATGCGTCAATAAACTTTTTAACTTCATCAAAACTTCTACCATAAATTTGTAGAATTTTTTCCATCTTTTGGTCTTGGGTGTCAAAGTCTTTAAATGCCCCTGTTGTTAAAAATCTAGATATTAAATTTGTTTTATATTCATCTAAATTTGATGATATATTACTTAACTTATCTAGGTAATTGTCAAAGTTTGATGATACAATATCCAAATTCCAAGTCCCATCTAAAAACCAAGTAACACTTTCAATTTTTAAAGTAAAATCACCATTAGAGTCATAGTAAGGATACTGAAAAGTTGCCGTGTATTTAGGTTGGCTATTTCTATTTAAAATAAAATCCTCAACTTCATCAAAATCATCTTGGAATATTTCCGCCGTTTTTTGTGTATTGGGTTTTATAATTAAATTATCAGTTGATGCAGTTACCCCCGAAAAAGGGTCACCAATTACTGTCATCGTGATGGTACCTGCAGTTAAAGTTGTTGAGGGTATAAAATCAACTAAAGGATATTCTGTAGTAACACTTGAAAAGTATAAACTAAAATCTTGATAATTGTTTGTTATATCTCGGTACTTAGAAACTTTGATTGGTCTAACTTGTAAGTTTCTTCTTGCGTTTGTAGAAAAATCAATGTCAAATGGATTTGTTATCCACGGAACATTAACATCAAATGTTGTTAAATTTTCTATTGGGTCAAAAGTAATGTTAATAGCTGTATAACCCGTTGTTAATGACAATGTTTGGTTTCTTACATCAAGAGCCGCTGGAAAATAACTAATTATTTTGGTTACAGATGCTGATAGTCTTTTTTGTAGTGAACCATACAAAGTAAAACTTGTAACTTGTGAAATATCAAAATTTGGATAAACTGAAAAATTCTTTTGTATTATTTTTTTTGTTTGCTCAATATCTTCAATATTAAGATTTTCCAAATTATAGAGTTGTGAAAATACACCTAAATCAAAATTCCTGTTTACCTTTTCATAAATGGCGGTTGTAAATTCAAAATTTCCTTGTGTTAAACCACCACCAGTAACCAACTGAAACCCAACAATATTGTTAAATGTAGTATTACTACCTACAGGTGGGGCCGGTGGATATCTAAAAATTTGTTTTGCCATTATTCAACTATGTTCGTAAAGTTTTTACTATAATCAATGTTATTATTCCTATCTTGTCTAACTTCATAAAGAAGTTCGTTGAATGTGTCTCTAATTTCAAACAAGTTGTATTGTTTGTAGATGTTACCAGCACTATCGTAAAGAGTGTAAATACCATCCTCAATACTTTTAGTTTGGTTTCCATAAAGAGCAATTGCCAACGTATCAATATCGTATTCAGCCATTTGAATATCGATAGTTATCGGATTGAAAAATGTATTAGTTATTATAATATTTTGATTTGGTTGCCCAATAAACGGTATTGCGTTTGGTTTATTAGACGGTGATGACGATGGTGAAACAGTACAAAAAATTAAATCTGTTGGGTTATCAACATATCTATATCTTATGGCCTTTTGTGATGTATTAACTTGTTCGGTCACCACAGGTTCACAATAAAATGATGAGGTTACTATTCTATAAAAATTTGGGATTTTGGAACCGTCAGAATTTAAATACTCTATTCTAAATCCAACAAGTCCTTGGTTCACAAACTTGTTTCTATATTGTGAAGGTACACTGTTAATATCAATAATGATACCTTTAACGTTTGGTAAAGCAGATAGAACACCACAATCAGTAATGGTTGTTCTGATTTCTGCAGGTCTTATCATTAAAGTGTATATTCCTAATCTACTAAACTCTGTTGCCGGTAGTTTAAGATTGTATAATCCTCCTAATATTTCTACATTATTATTTCCACCAGTATCGGAATTATGGAAGTATGGTGTTAAAATATTTGCAGCATTTAATTTTTTTAATAAAAAATTATCTGTCACATCTCGTGAAGGTGTATAGTGAAGAATGATTTCAACATCTTCAGGTGATACGTCAGCGGGTCTAGTTATGCCGTATGTGCCAAGTGCCATTTTTTTATTTTATAAATAGTTTATGTAATTTTTTATGTTTGATTAATTTTATAATATCCGTATCCATACCTAACCATATCACCTATATTATCAACTTCATTTAATCTTTGTAAAGGTTCAAAGGCACTATACTTACCTCTTTCAATGTAAACATCACTTTGAACTTCGGGGTCCATAACAAAGTCTAATAGATATTCATTTTTTGTTATTGCCGAAAATAAAAGGTCGTTTTGGGTAAATCCTGAACTTTGAAGTAGGTATAATGTTTGTCCATTTGGGAAATCGTAATACGTAATGTCATTAATTGTATATGACGTATATCCTGAAGTTATTGAATCTATTTGACCGTATGGGACTCCATTTTTTATAAAAGTATATCCAACAGTATATGGGTTAGGTCCCCATCTTTTTACGTCAGTTAATTTAGATTTAGTGAACCCCGATACAGGAAAAGGTACCGTTGTATAAGAACTTGATATTTGTGACACTACGTTGTTTTGTGAATCGCCTGTTGCAATAAAATCATAGCTAACAGGTATTCCTGACCAAATACCACCTTGTGGTGTAAAAGTAAAATTACCTTGTAAATTGGAAATGGTCACACCTGTTAAAGGGACAGTAATTGGTTTTTGAATAACCGTCATTCCAAATGTATTTTGACCTGAAAAGGTTATAGTATAATCGCCAGGTGTTGTCGGATATAAATGATTTAGTGGTTGGTTTGAAACTTGCTGTGTTGGGCTACCGTCCCCCCAATCAACAAAGTAATTTGAAAGACTTATAAAAGATATTTCAATATCCCCCGATGTGTTATAGAAATATACATCATATGGACTTAAAGTATTTGCAGAAAAAACAAAGTTTGCTAATACATCTTTTTGTAATAATAATCCGTCAAATTCACTATAAAATCCAATGTCATTCATTGTTTGAGTTAACATTATAGGAATTGTTAACCCTGTAAGTAAAGAAGTTCCACCTGTACCTCCACTTAAAATATAAGACATACCAGAATAGACACCAAACGTTTCAAGTCCTGTGTCACCACTATAAGTTTCTGTAAAAATATCTGATAAGATATTTTCAGGAGAAACAACTATTGAATATTTTTCAGCCTCCATTATGGGTTTCCGTATTCATACCATTTTATGACATTAGTCGTATCACCAACTCTTAATAATGTTGGTGCTTGGTTTTGTTGTGGAATTTCTTTATAAACTTGGTATTCATAATTTGTAAAATCTAACTCCACTTTGTAGTAAAAGTATTGGGATTTATTAAAGTTAAATTCATTTCCCGCAGAAAATGTAGATTGTGGTTCATTCATAAATCTAACAAACTGACCGGTTTTTGCGTTAAAAAACTTTGCAGTCATATAAAACTCCGATATATTGATAAAGTCTCTTTCTTTTAACCAATAAATAAAAAACCCCTCTTTATCTGCCCCTGTGTAATCTAACTTAAACTTTGGTTTTTTAACATTTACTTGGGTTTGATTATTTAAAGGACCTAAAAACCCAACTCTTGTTTGTCCTTGTTGTGTTGGAATTACAACACTAAAATATGCTTTTTGATTTTCATTTGTTTTTGTATCATAAAAATCTAATTTGAAAAAACTACCTTTAAAAGAGTTTGCAAAATAATATAATTCAGGGTCTGTAAATGTTGCGTTTGCATAATCAACGGACCAATCACTTGAAGTGGCTGCGGTAACTTGTACGGTTGAATCTAAAAAATAAAACTCATAGTTTATATCAGTTTTATCGGGTGTTTGTAAGTAAGATGTATTTGCAAATCTTGTGGTTTCAAAATCATCAATACCATTTATCAAATCTTGTAATATATCTTTTTCAAATTCAACTATACCGTCATTTCTTCCCGCCATATCAAAACTTATTTCAACAGGAATATTAAAAAATGTGTCTTCTGCCGTTACACTAAATCTATAGTAGTTATTATTCACAATCGTCATTTATTATCTGTTGATATTCATTAGAGAATGTATTGTTGTTTCTTAGTATTGGGTACTGTAAAAATATACAGTTTAAAAATGGGTAATGGGAACCATTTATAAATGGATTATTAACACCAATTCCATCACTATCAATAAACCCATAAGTATATAAATCCCTCCAAAGCCATTTATTATTGTATTGACTAAACCAAGAATATCCAGGTATTCCAGCAACAGATTTTTTATCACCATTTTCAATATAATCACTAAACGCTCTAATTGATATAGAATAGTGTGGATTATACAAGTAACCATCAGGATAGTTTTGATTACCTGTTGTTAAAAACAATATGTCATTAAATGAGTACTTATGAACCATTCTTGATAAAACATATTCTTTTTGTTCTATATAGTTGTACTCACAAAAATCCCCTGAAATAACATCACCTTGATTTAATATATCGTTATAATAAAAAGTTTGACCATTATATAAATAAGAAGATGTGGGAATGTTATCTTTATTCAAACTACTACTGTGATTCCACCACGTATCTATTGAGTTTTCTAAAAAGTTAAAGTTCCAACCAATATCAATACCACTTGGCATACCATTTTGATTTGGGAATGGTTTATTAAACCACCCCATATAACCTCGGTTAATAATGGTAAAAAACAATTCGGTGATTGGTTTTCCATTATTGTCAATATACCCCCCAATCTTAACATCCTTATCAAATGTGAATGAAAAACTTTGTGAATTATTTTTTACCGAAACTCTTTGTACTTGGTTTGGTGTAAGTGCCGAGTATTCTAATTTTTTATCAATAGCAAAAGGGTTATTTTCAAACCCAACTTTACCAACATTACACTGCTCACTATTTTTTATTATTTTATGTAATCTTACATAATATATTGATTTTGTTTCCGCAGAGTTTGCAGGTTCAGTTATTCTTTTTAAGTTTCCGTAAATACCTGTCTGAACATCAATGGTAGGGTATTTTAAATCATAAATTGTAAAAACTTTTTCTTCTGAATTAATAGTTCCATCCCCCAAAGAGTAAACTTGGAACACTGTTTTGTTATTTATTGGTGTTGATAGTTCAACGTATTGACCCACTTGTAAGTTATGAATTGTACCACAATAAAAATATACAAGTTGTTTTCCATTAAATTTACCCGTTGTCAATACATAAGGTATTCCATCACCAGCTAAAAAACCACTATTAGTAACACCAAACTTTTCATCAGTATATGACATAGTTTGAGCCGTTGTACTTGAAAATGCATAACTCATATAAAACGACCAATTATATGACGATGCACTTTTAGTGACAAACGGAATATGCCCTGTAATCCCACTAACTCTTACCATAGAAAACTCATCAAATTGAGGATTTCCTTCCCAAAAGTTTGCGTTATTTGTTGCGTTTGCAATAGCATTTGTATAATACAAATAATTTTTAAATGGGGTATATGAAGTTTTACCTGTTACTGTATTATCAAACACATTTGTGATTTTACCCGCAACTCTAAACTTATCACTTGATTGTCTTTCTTGGTCAAAAATATTTTGTTGGTTTACAAGAATACTTCTATCCCCTTCAATTAACTCCCTTCTATCACCAATTAAAGGTGGTTGTATCCAAACATCTCTGTCAACACTTCCGGCACTTCTTTCAGACCCAAGTACAATTCTTATTTCACTTTCGTTAGACATCTTGGTTTAATATATATGCTTTAATGTATCTGTTAATGGCACTTTTACCTTTATTCAAACCAAAATAAAAATGGTTTGGTCCCCCAACAATAAATGACTGTTGTGTACCTGCCGGCCAGTTTGGATTTGCCAACCCTTGTGGTGTTTGATTGTAAATATAACCTCGTCTTCCTGTTGTTGATGGATTAAAGTACGGTGTTGTTGGAGGGTTAAAACTAAAGTTTTGGTATAGTTGTGAGTAGAAACCACCATTAGATAAAACATTAGTATTCCAATCATTTGTATCTGAACCAAATATTGTTGAAGTTGTGGATGATGACCACTGGTATGTTGGGACTACTTGAGTGTTTGGGTATCCAAAATAATTTGTAAGTGTTGGCGTAAATGTTTGAATACCGGGACTTAATGTTAATCTATTAACGGTATTTGAACTAAAGAATATACCCATTAATGCGTCACCTGTACCAAGATATAATTCATTATCTGAATAATTATCTTCATCAAATTCTTCAATACCATATTCAGAATTTATTGAAAACATTTGTGCAACATCCCCATCAATTCTGTCTTCACTTCTTGAAAACATTCTGTTTATTGATGCGTCACCTAAACCTAAAACTTGTCCCCAAAAATTTGAATTTATCAATCTTGAAATAATGAATAACTGTAAAATTTCAGAAGTGTCATTATACGATGTACTTTTTATTGACTCAATTAAATAACCTTCAAAGTTAGGGTTAGTACAAATTTCTTTTGTAAATTCATCTCTTGGTCCTAAATCCATTATGGTTGTAGGGAAAAATAAATTACGAACATTCATTCCCTTAAAGTTTGCGTCTTGCATATCTTGTCTTGGTTTTTGACCAATAAAGTTATTTCCATCGTAAATCGCACTTCTATAAAAAAGTGAATTAGTCGTTCCACGAGTATAAAATATAGGTCCTTGATATGCTCTTCTTGTACTATCAGGTGTTCCACAAAACTTATACTTTTTTGGTTGTCCTGTAATATTAAAAATTGTTTGTTTTTTTAACGAAAACATATATAGTGAGCCATTCACCCAATTGTTTTGAAACACTTGCGAAAATATACCTCTACATGCTGCGAACACCATTCTAAATCTTGCCTTCCATTCAAAGAAGTAAGTAATGTCTTTTGGTATTGAAACAATAAGTGGGTTATCAACAAACTTATAACATCCCCCCGACATTCTTTTACCGTTAGGGTTTTCACTACAAGGATTTTGAACAGAAAATGAGGTTCCTCCTCCTTGATAACATTTAAGTACTGTCATATTTTCACAAGTTAATGAAGCCAAAACTGTACTTGAAACTTGACTTGGGGTATCTCCTGTTAAATCTTGTGAGTTATTTGTGGTATCACCAGGTCCATTTGTTGTAGGTGCCAACGCAGTTCCACCTTCTTCATCAACAGCGTAAACTGAAAAGTTGTCATTCAAAAATAAACTAAATGAACTATTACCACTTACTTCTGTAATATCTGAAGTTGGTAATCTATCGGACCTAAATACAATGTTTAATGAGTTAGATACTGATATATTAGAAACTGCCGTTGTGTGATAAGCCGGAGAATAAACTCTTGTGGTTGTAGTTGCAACATTTATTGGTGAACCTGGAGTTGCATTTGAAGCAATTAATGAACCACCTTCAATATTACCTTGAGGACTTAATACCCCATTTGTCCATTGGAACGCCAACTTATTGTTACCAACACTTGGTTGAATATTAGAGTATACACCAGGTGTTGATGTAAAATACCCTAAATTAACAACGTCACTGTTATAAGACTTAAATGAACTTTGTGATTTATCGGTTGAGTTGTAGTAATATGGTGCGTTGTTTGTAAATGCAGTAAATAATGTACTATCAGGTGTAAAACCAAAAGGTGGGTGATAAAGAGTCGCATTATTGTTATTTGATACCGAATGTGATTCAGGAGTTTTATAGTCATTAAACCACGCACCACTTCCTGAGTTTTGTTGTATTGGGACGTTCAAATAATAACTTCCTTCAACAAAAGGACCCGCACCTAAGTTAAAACCAAAAATTTTAGATAAGTCGTATTTAATATTTTGTTTTTCGGTGTATGGGTCAGTACCTCTTGTTAAAAATATTACTTCATAATTTGCAAAATCATCAATGAATTTAATAGGGAAAACATAATCACATTGTTGTGGTGAATTTCCATAACAAAATCTTTGTGTCTTTTTGAATAGGTATTTGTTTAATAAACCACCAGTTGTATTTGTAAGTCCTGAAAACTGTGTTACAGTCCCTCCTGTAATCACTTGGAAGTATTCAACACCTGCAGGGAATTTGTAATCTTTACCATCTTCAGATATTTTCAACTTTAAACTTACGGTCTGTTGTACCCCTCCTTGTGTTATATAATTAACAGGAACTGTAACTAAACTTGAAGCATTATAAGGTGTTGTACCTGTAATACTATTAGTATTAAATTGATTTGAATTTGTAATCCCCGTTAAGTTAGGGTCATTGATTGAATCGGTGTCTTGGAATGTTAAAAGTTGTCCAGGTGGTAACCCATTGAATGTTCCACTATCAACAAATAACATCATAATACTATCTGTAAACGGCTGTGACGCATCTACTGTTGTCGTGTTAGGTATTGTGTTTCTAACTGTTGTTTGAATTAAGTTATCCCCATCAAAATACCTTTGTCTTATATTTGCCAAGTTTAACGATTGGGATAATGTAACATCGTTTGCTAAAACTTTTATCCCTCCTTGAGCTGGAAACTCAGATATTGGAGTTTTTACTAATTTATCATTATCATTTCCAAGATTTTGATATTGATATCCAGCCATAGCTTGAACAATACCATTGTTAAATGCTGCTGGGTCGTTTGATGTAGACGCCAAAATAGAATTGTACGTACTATAACTTACTGTTGAGTTAGTATCACCCAAAGGACTATTATTCTCTGTTGATATTGCAACATTCGCACTTTGAGCAAATCCACTTTGTGTGTCATCTTCAGGTAAAGTTTCATCGGTACAAGGACACGCCTCACAATCAGGATATGATAACATAGGTAAAGATATTCTTTTAAAAATATTTTCTTTACCTAACTTTTTTATTGCTTCTTTTTTACATCCACCTTGTGGTCTAGCACCAAAAGTTATTGCTCTTATGGCTAAACAAATACCATAGATAACAACGTTTATTACCCATATTAATAAATTTATGATGATTCTTAATATTGGGTAGATAAACGCCAATACGTGTAAAAGTATTATAAGAGTTATAAAAGTAGGGGTTATAATTATTGTTAATAAACTAAATAAAAAGAATATAAAATCAAAATTTCTAACACCATCATTAACAGGGAATCTATTTGTCGTTGTTGTACACCTTCTATCTGTTATTTCTTTTATCCCTAAATGACGACTTCTATTGAACCCCCATTTCCATCTATCTATAAAATTTGCAACAGTATAAACTTTATTAAAATTAAATTCATAGAATTTATCATCACAATTAACGGCCTCTTGAATCATTTGTTGACCAATAGTTGTATTTACATCACCGTAGTCATCCCAATCAAGACTAAACGCATATGAATTTAACTGAGCCGTTAGGTCAGTAGGTGCATTCACATTTGCCGTTGTCCATCCCCATTCTTTTACATTAGGAACAAGATAATCGGCGCGTAATATACTGGCGTTCATACCATCTTCATTTTGGTATTGAATTCTAAATCTATATTTACCTTTTGTTGGTATACCCACGTTTGGGTCTGTTGAAAGTACTTGTTCTCCAAATTCATTTGTAGTTACGTAGTCTAAATTCATTGGTACGTTTGCCAACCAAGTACCATTATCGTCAATTATTTTTCCACCTTCAGGTAAAGAGTATTGTTCTAAAGCGGGTCTACCGTTAATGTCGTAATTAATTGTTTGTCTGATTGCTAAAATTCTACCTTGACCTGTTACCAAATCACATAAATTACCAGAATCTTTTTTTGGTTTACAGTTTGATTTTAAAAAGTCTTCTTCACTTGTTGAAAATAAAGAACCCATAAAAACCGCCTGTGGTGTGATTTCTATACCTAAATCTCTTAAATCAAAATCAACTCTTGTAATACCAACATTACAAATGTTTTCTTCACCCCAAAAAGATGCAACATCAATATCTTTTTTCTGACCAACTATTTGTGGTAATGAGTCCAAATCTGTTGATGCTTTAAGTTGGTCCCCATCAAATTGTTCAGAAGTCCCACGACCCAATCTAATTAAGTCTGCAGGTCTTAGTGAAAAACACCCAATATTAGAAAGGTCTAAATCTAATACTGCAGTTTGAATTCCTAATGGAACCCCCACAATCATAAAGTCACCACTTTCATTTGTTTTGACAGTGTACTTATAATACTTTTCATAAACTTCTAATACTTCTTTTCGTTTTAATACGTCTTCTACATCAGGAAATGTACCTGTTGGGGTGTGACCTCCGTATTCTTTAACGTATGGAAGTAAATTATATCTAAACCCATCTTCATTTTTTTGGTCGGGTCTTTTATAAGGATATAATGTAGATACTATAGGGTCATTTTCATCAACAGCATCTAAAGGTACGAATATTGAAACATTTGCATTTGGTACTCCGTAACCACCATTAACAATAACTCGGCCAGCAACAACACCATAATCGGCGCAGAATCTTGTGTACACATCTTCTTGTCTTAATTTTAGGGAAAGTATTTCCAAAAAATCGAAGTCTTGTGTGACGTTGATTCTTAGATTTTGGTCTTTTAGTGGTTGAGCCTTTAGTCTGTACGTCTTGGTCATTTATCGTTTTAAAATAAATAGATAATTTAGGTTTTTTATTAAAAACTAATAACCTTAAAAATAAAATAAAGGATTTAGTAGAAGTCTACTGTTCTTAGTTGTTTTACTCTAACATTAATATCTCTTGAGTCAAACCTAATTTGATAAATTTGGTCTGGTTCTGCAAAGATAGTGTCGTCAATTAAAAGTATTTCTTTTGTATCTTTATTAGAATATCTTTGTGAGGTTTCAGACGAAGAATATTGACCACCAACTCTATTATAAATTTTAAGGTCGGTTAATGTGCTAACTCCTGCCGTGTTTTGTATTAACCTTCTTATATCAGACACATTCACATTTTGACCTAAGTCTCTATTTTGTGGGTTCATATATGTTGATACTTGGTCAATAATTTGGGTAATGATTTGACTTTGAGCTGTGTTATTTTCTATAACCACGGAAATTTCAAACTCCAAATCAATTACTTTAGCCACATCAATCGATATGTAGTCATTAATCATTCTGTATTTAGAAAGATAGGTTGCTAAATTTGTTTTCAATGCGTTTGGTACTGTTTGAGTTAAATTACCTTCAGAGTCGTAAGATAAAATTTGTACAGTAACTTTATTATTATTTTCGGTAATTGCAACCTTTGCAGGTGCTCCAAATTTACCAGGCATTGTATCAATCAATGATTTATAATCATTTACAGTTACCGCTCTTTTTTGGGATGCAAAATTAAACGAAACCATATTTCTTACTTCTTCAACGGTTGGTTGGTTAGCACCCCCAACAGCACTTGTAATATTATTAACTTTCAGTGATTGTATAACACTTTGATTAATTTGTGTTGACGGTCCATTTACTGCGAAATCTATTAAACCAACTTGATTTATTGCACCAACTCCAACATTTGATGCAGTTCCACCACCCACACGATATTGAACAAATAGTGTTGAATTAGGTGTTACTGTTAACCCCAATCCAATGTTATTTTGGTAATTTTGTATTTTAAGTGGAGTTCCTAAATTTGCAAATAGTTGTAACTGTTGGTTTGGTGTGGTTGTTGCCGCTCCAAATTGTATTTTCATATACCCTTCAGGTGTATATTCACTAATAAATCTATTATCTGTTTTAATGTATCTACCAACTTTTATACCTGCGTTATCTATAGGTTTAGTTGTATCTTCAATAAAAATAGTATCTTCGGCTAACGCATCAACTTCGTACCATTTATTATTACTTGTGATAAACTCCGCATTTGTTGGTGTTGATTGGTATTGCGTTCCGTCTTTTTGAATAATTGTTGTTATTGACAATACATTTTTTTCAGGTAGAAAAAAGTTATAAAAAGGGACCACGTCAGCAGCATTAACAACCTGTTTATAAACTTTTGTTGCACCATTAACAACAACTTCTCTTTTGGTGATAATATAACTTATTATTTTGTTGTTCGCATCAAATACGGGCACTTTCGTTCTATTGTTAAATCCTTCGTTATTATATTGTGTTGAAAAATCAATGTCGTACACTGTTTCAAAAATTTGACCTCCACCATTAAATTGAGCACCTGTTCTTAAAATACCCAAATATCTACTATCTTCATTGTCACCAAAAGCGGGAACTTGAATTGATACCTCAACTAAAGCAACAGAGGGTCTAAATCCTGGTATTTTTAAACCGTATGTTCTTGCGATATTGAATACCGAAGACCTTTGTTGAGCGTATTGTAATACTGTTTCTTGTATACTTCGGTCTATGTGAAAATGTAAGTTATCTCCAATAGCAGCATTTAAATCCATCAACACTGAAAATATTGATGCATCATTAAAGTTTTGAATTATATCTGGATAATATTGTTGGGTATAATTGATTAGGTCCTTTCTTAGACTTTCAAAATCCCTACTTGTATAATTAATTTTTTGTGTAGCCATATTATATGTTAATTATTATAAATTCTCTTGAACCAAAAGAATTATTATCATCAGTGTAATCAATAGTTAGTTTCGCCGTATATTCTTGAGTTTCTTTTCCGGGTATTTTATATATATCACTTGTTCCAAGTAATTCTTGATTTATTTCACCAGGTGCTTCGTCAGATTGTAAATATGGAACAACACTAATATCGTTTATTGTTAGGTTTGGTATATATTTTTCAACCTGTTGTTGTATTTCAGATTTTATCCCATCAAAAGTTTCACCATCTAATGGGTCAAATATAAATTCATATATTCTAGTCCCAAAGTCAGGATTATAGTATCTACTACCTTTAGCAGTTAATATTAGATGTAATAAATTAGTCCTGATTTCATCACCAGCGTTTTCAGTTAAATCAAAGTAATAAGATTTTGGGCTATCCCTAAATGGGAAACTAACACCATATGTTCTACCATCTGCCATATTAAATAAATATAATATTCAATATTTTTAGTTAAATAGAATAAAACAAAAAATCCGAGTAGTAACTCGGATTAATTTTTAAGAAGAACAACCAAAACACTCAAATTCAGAATCAGTAGGTCTTGTAGGTAAAACACCTTCTATAATTACCCTATCTACAGGTGGGGGTGGTGGTACTTGTTTTTTTGACATATCAAGTGCCAAGTGTTTTGCTCCTGTTGAAATTGCTTTAGTTCTAACATAATAACATAATGTTTTCAATCCACTTTCCCATCCGTGAAAATGCGATGAGGTTATTTTTGAAAGTGTTGGGTTAGACATATAGATATTCATTGATTGTGATTGGTCAATAAATGGTGCCCTTTCTGCCGCCATATCAATAAGTTGTTTTTGTGAAATCTCCCAAATGGTTTTGTATTTAGGAATCAAATGTTCAATTCTTTTAACTTTCTTATTGTAGTTTTTGTCTTCAGGGTCCAAATAGTTATTGAAGTTAATATTTTGAATTGAACCTTCATTCATAATAATTTCATTCTTTAAATCTTCAGACCAAATACCAATTTTTTCAAAATCATTAATAAGGTATTTGTTTACAATCATAATTTCACCACCAACAACACGTCTATTAAATAATGCAGAATGTGCTGGTTCAGTCATTTCAAACGACCCTGTAATCTTAGCAGAAGATGCCACAGGCATTTGTGCAGTAAATAAAGAATTACAAATACCATATTTTTTTACATTTTCTTTAAGTGTATTCCAATCCCACATTCCTGATAAATTATTTTCAGTCAATCCCCACATATCGTATTGGAAAACTCCATTTGACATCGGTGAACCATTAAAAAAATCATATGGTTTGTACTTACCTTCAATACATAGTTGGTTACTTTCGTAAACGGCTGCGTAGTAGATTGTTTCAAAAATCTCTTTGTTTAATTTTTTAGCCTCATCTGATGTGAAAATATAATCCATTAAATAAAATACATCCGCCAAACCTTGTGTACCGATAGCAATTGCCCTTTGTTCTAATCCACCTTTTAATCCCTTTTGTGTGGAGTAGTTGTTAATATCAACAACTTTATTTAAAGCTCTAACAACTTTTCTTACTTCGTTATAAAGTTTTTCAAAGTCAAATTTGTTTCCATTAACAAAGTTTTTTAAAACCATAGATGACAATGTACATATGGCTGTAGTTTTCTCATCCGTATATTGGTAAATTTCATTACAAAGATTTGATTGTTTAATGACTCCAATATTTTGGTGATTAGTTTTCTTGTTAGCACTATCTTTAGAACAAAGATATGGAACACCAGTTTCAACTTGTGACTCAATAATTTTAGACCAAATTGTTTGAGCTGAAACTTTTTTACCTAATCCCATTTGAACGGCTTTATTATAATTTTCCTCGTATTCTTGACCATAACATTCTTGAAGTGGTTTAATACCTGACTTTTTAATATCATTTGGACAAAACAAATACCAATCATCGTTATTTTTAACGGCTCTCATAAAGTTGTCAGGAATCCAAAGAGCTGTAAACAAATCACGAGCACGTAATTCTTCGGCACCTGTATTCTTTTTAATATCAAGTAAATCAAAAATATCTTTGTGCCAAGGTTCTAAATAAATTGCCGCTGACCCCGGTCTTCTACCTTGTTGGTTAAAAAATCTTAATGACTCATTTACAATTTTTAAATATTTTAATAGTCCTCCAGCATAGCCTCCCGATGTGGAAATTCTACTTTCTTTACTTCTAATATTAGACATTGATAATCCAATTCCTGCGGCATCTGAAGAAAATGTAGATATATCATTAAGAGTACCTAAAAGTCCTTCTCTTGAATCAGAATCATTATAATGTAAAACACAAGACGCCAACTGAGGAACTTTAGTACCTGAGTTAATCATTATTGGTGTTGCTTTAGAAATTAACTGATTAGATAAAGATTTATAATATTCAACAGCAGTTTCAAATGTATCGGTAACCCATAATGCAACTCGCATATACATATGTTGTGGTCTTTCAATGACTTTACCGTTTGGTTTTTTTAACAAATACATTTCTTGTAATGACCTCCATGCAAAATAGTCAAAGTTGTAATCGTTATCGTGATTAATTACAGCGTCAATTAAATTTTCACCATATTCATCAATTTTTTTAATCAATTCTTTATGTACTACACCATCTTCATATAACTCTTTCATTGTCTGTGAAAAACTATCTAAAGTTTCTTTGTGGTAAGATGATATTGCAACTGATGATGCCAATCTTGAATAATCGTGATGACTACCAGTATATGCCGCAGCAATTTCATAAATTAACTTATCCAACTCTTTAGTTGTTACTTCACCTTCAGTTGGTACTGATGTAATAACTTTGATGAATATTTCATCAGAATTAACATTAAGTCCTTTTGCCGAACGTTTTACTCTGTTATAAATTTTTTGGGGGTTGAATGCAACATTGTCCCCAACTCTTTTAATAATTTTTAATGACATATTTTTTAAATTTAAAAATCCTCTGTAAATGTTATAGTTTCGTTTAATTTAGCCTTTTGATATTCAACCGTTCTTGATTCAAAGAAATTACCTTTTGTTTCAACCGCGATTTGTTCCATAAACTTAAAAGGTTGTTCTACGTTAAATTGTTTAGTACAACCCATTTTAACTAATAAACCATCAACCACAAACTCTAAGTATTGTTTCATTAAATTTGAATTCATACCAATTAAAGAAACAGGTAAAGATTCAGTTATAAATTCTTTTTCAATTTCAAGTGCTGACAATACAATTTCTTTAATTCGTTTTTCAGATGGTCTATCTTCCAAGTGATTATTTAATAGGTGAATTGCAAAATCACAATGTAAGTTTTCATCTTTAAAAATAAGTGAGTTAGCGTTACACAAACCTTGCATTAACCCTCTTGATTTTATCCAAAAAATAGAACAAAAAGAACCAGAAAAGAAAATACCTTCCACTGCAGCAAACGCTACCAATCTTTCAGCGAACGATGCATTTTCAATCCATTCTAAAGCCCATTTGGCTTTTTTCTGAACTGCAGGTAATCTATCAATAGCGTTAAAACATTCATCTTTTTCTTTTGGGTTATTGATGTAAGTATCAATTAACAAAGAGTACATAAGTGAATGGATGTTTTCCATCGCCAATTGCATCCCATAAAAGAATTTTGCTTCAGGGTATTGTACTTCACGATAGAAGTTTTCGGCCAAGTTTTCATTTACAATTCCATCAGAAGCGGCAAAAAATGATAATACGTTTTTAATAAAATATCTTTCATTTTCTGTTAATGACTCCCAATCACGAATATCATTTGTTAAGTCAACTTCTTCTGCGGTCCAAAACGCAGCTTGGTGTTGTTTGTAATATTCCCAAATATCATTATGTTCAATTGGGAAGATGACAAATCGGCCAGGGTTTTCTGTTAATATTTTTTCCATAGTTTTTAATTAATTAAGATTGTTGTTCTTTTAACCTCTTTTTTTCCAAGAGTTCTTTTACACGATTTTTGTTCCTTTCTTCTTTTTGTTCTTCCAAACCTAAGAAAGTCATACTTTGTTCCGTATCTATTTCAAGCATCGCATTATCAAATTTACAATTTTCAAATACAATTCCATCTTTTCCTATCCTTGATTTTGTGATGGCAATGGTTGCTAAATTCATTTCTTTTTGTTGTAGACTTTTGGCTACCGTAATAATAACGTGACCAACTTGGGCTTTTTTAATTGACCCACCCATTTGGTCTGTGGTCACAACTTCCGATGAAATCGAATTTCTGTTACCTTGTGTTGCGGTCCATCCAGCAATATCTAATTCGTGACACATCGCCTCAAACCCTCTCATAACTGAACCTTCACTTTTCCATTCATCACCCAACATTTTATCAGGAACCACACAATCAATGTAGTCCAAGATAATCATATCTATTCTTGTACCTTCAGCCATCATTTTTCTAACTTGGTTTTTAATCTGATTCATAGTCACAGTATCAGATGCAAGTTTTTTCATAATCAACTTATTTTTTCTTGATGTTTGAATGTGTTTCACTTTTTCTAAAACCTCATCTTTATTTTCAGTTAAATCATCGGGATGAATTTCAGTCCATAAAGTTATGTGTTTTCTTTGAATAATTTTTGGATTATCCTCAAAAAATATTTGTAAAACATTATAACCAAGATTAAACGCATGATTTGCAATCTTTGTAGTAAATGTTGACTTACCGACACCTGTAGGTGCTAAGATAACACCAATTTCTCCTTTTGCCAAACCACCACGAAGAAGATTATCAATTCCAGGAATTCCTATTGGAATTGGGTGTCTATAGTCATCATCTAAAACCTCATCAAGATTTGAAAATACGTCCGTAGTTCCTTTATCAACTTCACCAACTTGTAGTGCCCCTCTAACCATTTCTTCCAAATGGTCGTAACTTTCAAAATCACCTTTATCAATAATAGATTGAGCTTTGGTCATTACTTTTTGTAATTCTTGTTGTTTACAAAACTTAAGTGATTTTTCTTGAACAAATAATGAACCTTCGTCAGAAACATTTTTAACTTGTTCAATTGTGTCCAAAACACTTTTTTGAGCCATAGGTGAACTAATTTCTGACTTTGTTAGTTGTTCTAATGTATCAAAGGTTGGTGTGTGTTCGTACTTAGAATAGTACTCCTTAACCATTTGACAAATAATACGAAAATATTGGTTATCAAAATAATGTGGGTCAATTACTTCAAGAATAGAATTTGAGAAATCTTTGTATAAAATGATGTTATTTAATAGTTGTATTTGAAAGGTATTCCCTAAGTATCCGAAGTTTTTTTTGTCTGACATATTATATGATTTTTTCTTTTTGTATTTGATAAATATGATTAAGCCAACGAATAATTAAGGTACCGATAAGATAAATTTTTAGCTGAAAAAATGTCAGTTAAGTCTTTCAGTATGGTTTTTATTGTTGGTCGTATATCCAGGGTATATCTAGCCTTTGGTGGGTATACTTTAGCGTCGATTTGTCTATGACAAATTGTCTCATTTCCAATACGAATAATTAGGTTGAACACTTCAGGTCCATCGGTATTTGCCGTATCTAAAATACTTGGGTCTTCTTCAATTTGGAATCTGTTTTCCAACATGTAAAATACCGACTTGTTTCTGAGTTTTGTTTGCAAATCATTTGACAACTCATTCATATAATTTAAAAGCTCAAGACTGTTTTTGGCTTTTTGGTTCATACTTCTGACATTGAAAAATCTTTGTACAACGAAGTTGTCATTTAATGTGATTAAAAACTCAACTTTAGTAATGTCGTGATTCTCTTTCATAATTTTAATTTTTTCTTTTAAATTTTGTTTTTTCTTTTCTTGTTAGTTTTAAAAATGGTTTTAAAAAATAAGTCCAATTGTCATCTGTTTTTGGTAAAAACTTAAATAACCCATCTTCCATCATCATCCTTATTAAATTTTTATATCCTCTACCGTCAGGGTCTAAACTCTCAGAATAGTAAAGTTGGACCATTTCTTTACCATCTTCGTTTATTAAAGGGTTATCCAAATCTACGAGTTTTTCATTAATTTCAAAAAACTCTTGACCAAAAACACCTTCTTTTGTTTTACCACTTAACAGATTTTGAAGTGCAGTATTGTCTTTATTTTCTTTTAACAATATTTCACCCTTTGTTAAAATATCGGTGAAGTTAACTTCTTTTTCAAGTAACTCAGGAAAAAATTTAATTAATGTTTTTTCCCCAAGATAAAATATACCATCAATATTATCTGACCCATCACCTGTTAAAATTTTTACAGTTTTAACATTATAGTGTGGGATTAGATTTTCATAAAGTTTTATTTTATCCCCTAATTTGAAGTATGACTTGTTAGATGGTGAATATATAGTAACTTTGTCTGAAATGAGCTGTGTGAGGTCCCTATCACTTGAGAATATTGTTTTTTGTTCGTCTTCAGATATTTTACAATAATAAGCAATCAAATCATCTGCCTCTGAATGCTCAACTTCAAGTTGTCTAACAAACATTTCTTCCAAGTATTGTTTAACTCTTTGTTTTTGACTATTAAACGATTCTTCTTTTAGTTCGTTATCTGAACTTTTTCTATTTAACTTATACTTTGGGTAAATAAGTCTTCTTTGTGATGTACTTGTATTACTATCCCAAAAAACAACTACTTTGTCAAAATTAGACTCTTCTAAAAATTTACGTAGAGTGTTTAGAAAGTGCCAAATACCTCCGACATGTTTTCCATTATGATAGAATTCTCTAACACCATGAAATCCAATTTTCAATAAATTATTTCCGTCAACAAGTAATGTCTTTGACACTCACTAAAATTTAATTGTTACTACTCTACTTATTCTTTTTCTTCTTTCAAATCAAAATCACCATCTACCCCAATTATGTCTTTCCAATAATCTGCGTATTCTTTTTTGTATTTTTCTATATTTGTTTTTTCTTCAGTTGTGTCTTTGCCAGCAATAAAACCATGCGGTGTTACAATTATTTTACCATCATCATATCCAAGACCATTTATGTGATTTTTCATCACAGACACTTTAGTTCTTGATGCAAACTTTACGGTTCTTTTGTCTTTTGTTGCTGTTATTTTTGTTGTTCCCGCCCCTTTTTGATTTCCAAATAAAAATACTAAAGATGAGTTCAACCAAATAGCCTCACCCCCCTTTGCCTTTATTTTAGGTTGTCCAAATGGATTGTCAGGTAACTCTACCCAAGGTTGGTTTACAATAATTAAAGTATTTTCATATTTGGAGTCTGATTTACGAGACCCTGAAATTCTTTGATTTATTCCCATACCAATTTTGTCTGCCAGTGCAGCTGCGTTATGTTGTTTTCCACCGCGTCCTTCATATGTCATTTTACAGGGAACAGAACCTACGGAGTCCCACATTATACATAATGAATAGTCTAACTCTCCTTTTTCTTGAGCATCTAACAAACTATTAACATAATCAGTAATTTGTTCAATGTATTCAAAGTTATTGTTAAAGATAAAAAATCCATCCCAATCAACTTCACCCGTTTCTTCATCAACCACTTCCTCACATTCAAAACCCATTAGTTTTGCGTGTTCAAAAGACCATTTCTGTTCTGTAATAATGAACACAGGTAGAATACCTTTCTTTTGTGCATCAACCGCAGTTTTGACTAAGGCTGTTGTTTTTCCTGTATCGGAGTGACCCAAAAACATATTAAGGTGTCCGATTGCAGGACCAGGTAATCCAACTGCATCCAAAAAGTCTGACCCTAAATCAAAAAACCTTTGTGGTTTGTACTTAGCTGAAGTTGAAAACTTCTTTTTTAATGAACTAAAATCATTCTTTTTGATTGCCATTATTATTCGTAAATTTTGAAATTATTAATTGTTTCCAATTTATCTTTTGCATTTGCTAGTTGTTCAACCAAGTTGTCCATTTCTTCTGTATGTTGTGGGTGTTCACCAATACCAACAGGATTTGTAAAATAAACATATAGTCTTGCTTCAGCGTCTGCGATTTCTGCCTCATATTTTTTTACAAGAGCATCTTTTAATTTTTCTGCGATAAACGACTTCATTTTTTGTTTTTTAAAAGTTAATAAAAATCGGGCCCATTTACCAAGCCCGAGTAAATAAAAGTTTGGATTAGAATGGTAAATCTTCTGCAGGTTCGTCATTTGCCTGTGGGTCAACAATAGGAGCCGTTTCTTGTTTTGAACCACCAAGTGAAATTTCGGCAGATTCTCCATAAACATACTTTTTAAGTTCTGAACTCCAAATTGGTGTTTCACCAACCGCAACTGCGTCTAAGTACTCAACAGGTTTTTTAGAATAGACATCATTCCAAGTTAATTCATCCTGAACCCATCCTTCCATAATTCCTTTATCTTCGTGAAGTGGTTGTGGGTCATCATACATAATAGTTTGGATAACGGTATACTCTTTTCCTTGTGGAGTTTTTGCCTTTGTAAGTTCAATGATTAAATCACGACCTTTTTCAGCGTCTGTAACGTCACCTTTAGCTTTCCAAATAGGTAAGATTTTATCTAACACACCTTCCTGTTTGTAGTTGTGTTTGAATCGCCAAAATTTAACACCATCTTGTTCGTTATCACGGTCAATAACTTTTACAATGTAAAATAAACGTGAACGATATTGTGATGCCAATTCTTTATCTTCTTTTTTACCTGTAGAAATAAGTTCATTATAAACTTCTGTAAGTGGTGAACGTTCGTTGTCATTTTTGTCAGGGTCATACAACTTTACCCATTGTCCATTTACTTGAATTTCGTGATACCATACTTCAGTAAATGGTGATGAACCATCTTTTGTAGGTAAAATACGAATTCTTCGTGATGCGGACTTTTCATTCTTTTGAAGAATAGCTGAAAAATACTTTTTCATTCTGTCCTCTTGTGAAATGTTTGTTTTTTGTGAACTCGTTGATGATGAGTTCTTTTCGTACTGCGCAAGTACTGAATCTAATACTGAATTTGCCATAAATAAATTTTTAATTATTACTCTTTTATCTATGAAAAATATAGGTAAATTTTTGTGTTTGTCAAATAAAAAAGGGAAGATAATTCTTCCCTTAAAATTCAATATTATAATTAATTTTAGAACGTATTTTCATCATCGTCTTGGTCAAAAATACCAAAAGTTTTTTTAACTTCGTTTGGTGAAAAATTTTCAACTTCATCTGAAGTTAAAATATATTCATCTTTTCCTTGTTTTTCAAAGTCTTCTTTTTTGTCTTCAAAATAATCAGTAAGTTTTTGATTATATGGATAAGAATCTAAAGAACGTAACATAAGTTTTTCTTCAGGACTTTTAGTTCTATATTTTTCAACTTTACTTTCAATTGAATCAATTTTAGACATGATTTGGTCCATTTGATTTAATTTGGTTTCCAAATCATTTAGTTTTTGAAACATCCCGTCCATAAACTCTTCTTGTTTTGACTTGATTTCTTCTTGTGCGGTTACTAAATCAGTAATATCTAATTCTTCAGTCCCTTCCTCTTCATCGTCTTTTTTAGTATCAACCTCCTCAACGTCAGGGTCAGACTCTACATCTACAGGTTCAGGTATTGCATCAGCTCCTCCCGCATCAGGTGCTGGTGGTGCTCCCGCTTCAGGTGCTGGTGGTGCTCCCGCTTCAGGTGCTGGTGGTGCTCCCGCTTCAGGTGCCGGTGGTGCCCCTGCTTCAGGTGCAGGTAAAGCCTCTTGTTCATTAATATAACCCGTGATTTGATTGAATCGTTTTAACTCCTCAAGAATTTGTCTTTCTATATTCATTTTTTTATCCATTTAATAATGTTTTAACTCCTGTTGGAGTTTCAACTTTTAATGTTCTATTTGTTTTCATAGTGTTGTCTACTCTTTCAATTAAACCATCTTTCATTCTAACTGTGTAACAATCACCTGTATCCAAATCGCAAACTTCTTGATATCCATTACCCTTATCTCTTTGGGTAATTCTAGTATCTTTTCTTAGATAATTATCTAATAACATTTTAATTTCCATTGTTTTTTTTATATAAATATTATGTTATGGGAAAAACAGTTTGTAACTGCTTTCAAATAGTTGTTTATACCTATTATAAATATCAAGTATATCTGAAAAACTTGAATTTACTTTTTCAGCCTTTCTAAGTGTAAAATCGGCAAAGGTTTCAGGTAGTGTTGTGTATAATCCTACACCACCCGATGGACTAACAAAACGACCATCAACTCTAAACAATGTATATACACTATATGCGTCAGCATATTTTTTAGCATCAGTAGTTTCTGTACTCGCATTTTTTAAACTTTCTATTATTGGAAGAAAATCTTGGTTTTGAAGATTAAAAAACTCAAGTCCCGCATCAAAACTAGCAAAAGCCGCGTATGGTCTTGCCACACTCGTATCTTCTAAAGCAGTCGTCGTACAAACTTGTTGACTTATTAATCCATTCAAACTTCCACCATAATTATTAGATGTTGATATTTCATACAAGTTGTAATTTGGAGCACTACAAACAACTTGGTCAATTTTATTATTAAGTCTAGAAAATGCAACTCCATAATATAGTGGTCTTAATTTTTCTAGCGATGCTGATATTTTACTATTCAACAAAGTCTGAAGTTCAGTTGAAGTTATTGGGGTTAGATTTATTGAAACAAATGGTGTTGTAGTAAATGTTGTTGCAGATAAACAAATATTTTCAGGGGCTTGTAATGAACCGGCTTGTACTGTTCCTTGTTGGGTATTAACATTAGTAATTGCTTCTGAAGTTTTTGAAGTTTTTAAAATTTCTTCTTTGTAGTAATTTAAATAATTTTGATTAACTGTATCTATAAGACTATTTGGTTGTGGTAAACTATATCTCGAAATTCTAGGTCCTTCTATT